AGTCGCCAATTTTTTGACGACCTAGTGTTTGGTCAGCAATCCATCGACGCAACTTGGCTTCAGGGCTTCCTGCGCTTCGGGCTAGATGACCATGGGTAATTCCAATAATTTTTCCTTGAACCTCGATAGTTAAACTCAACTCATCTGTTGGAATTGCAAAACGAATATGTCCGTAGGCTTCAGGGTTGGCTTGGAAGATTTCGGCTACTGACTCAACTAGGGCTACATCGTCATTGTCATTTAGAGTAGTAAAGGCTTTACCGTTCTTTCGGTTCTCTCCATGGTTTCCACCAATAGCGGCGACTGTAATATCAGGAACAACTTTTGACCAACGGATAAGAGCATCTCTTAAAAGACGACGAGCAATTTTTACTTGGTCTCTTCTATCAACTTCAACTGTAAAAGTTTGAATGTCATAATGACCATCGCATCCTTCAACTAAATCACCAAGACATAAAACCGTAATTGAATCTATCGGACGACCAATTTTCTTTAATTCTTTGATTCTGAACTCAACATCATCAATAGCCTGAAGCCATCGACCAACTAAACCTTTTAGACCATCGCCATCTCTTTTACCTACCTGCCAGTCCGAGGCACAAACTACTAGAGAGGCACCACCGACCATTGGCTTGCGCTCACGGGGTTTATGTTTTTTAATCTCTTGGATAAGGGCTTCAATATCAGCAAACTCTTGTTTGCCTTTGCGAACTACTTTACCTTTCCATTGGCGATTTAGAATTCCTAAAGTATCGCCCCACACATTGAAAAGAACTGGTTCTACTACTTGGAAATGTTCAGGGTCAAGACCCCACATTCGTAGAACTCCCGACCAATCAGGAGCATTATCGCCCTCCATTGGCTGAGTTGTAACTGTTCCTTCTTCACCTTGCCAAGTAACCCCAGGCAACCACTCCGCTTGTCTTTGACGAGGTTCAGTCTTTTGAACTGAATTCATCTCGGATGTCTTGAGTAAATTATCTAAGGCATCATCTAAATTCATTTAAGCGGAACCACCGAATTGTCTATTGGACACTTACAACCCTCTTTACCCATAAGTCTGCGTCGATGTCTACGAAGTACATCAGAGGATGATACTGCAAGTCCGTAAGCAATCATAACTTGAGCCAGTTGAGATGAATCAACTGTTGAGTTACAAAAAATTTCATTTAGTTTATTACGCAATGGTTCATCTAACTGTTTAACCATTTTGCCAATAGAACAACCTTCTTGCTGTCGTCCTCTACCAACTAAAGAATCTAAATCCTTAAATAAATCAACCTGATTTATTTTTAGATTTACAGCGGGGGCATCTGATACTCCACGGGCGGGTTGCGCTTTCGAAGAGGAGCCTGTCGCATTTCCAGCATCGTTGGAACTCATCCGTTGTTGCGTTTCTGCCATAAGGGTCTGCCACTCTCTCTATCGGAGCCTGTGGCTCCTCGTTTACATTCGTACTAGACATCGGAAATTCACCGAAACTAGAGGACGATACTTCGGGTCTACTCCTAACAAGTTTACTGAACCCATAGGTTCAATCCTCATAATATGCACCCCCGAGACAGTTTGTTCAAGCACCGACGCAAGTAAAATGCGAATCGTGTCGGCTTTATCTCTAGCCGTTGGGTAATCCTCACGACTCGCCCGAGCAATAATTTGAAGCATTGGGTAGTCAATACGAATACCTCCGTTGCCCATAGTGAATGTTGGGGAACTGCCAGCGTTCTCATAAATAGCCACGCAAGCATCGGGAGTTTCAGGAAGGGTGCCTAAGAATATGTTTGTTCCAAGAGTGCCTTGAGAAGCGTGGGCGCCAAAAGCGCTTGAAGTATTTTGTAGGTAATCACCTACTGATTCAAGAATAGTTGCCATTAGCCCCTGTGACCTTTCTGTATGATGTCGATAATTCTACCCTTTATGTTTTCTTGGATAGTGGACATCGCTTCCATGACTGGTTGCTCAAGGTATTTAGCCTGTGTCGGTGGGTTGTGATAGTTACCGATAATCTCATGGACATAGAGTGCATAAGGAGCGGCTGGTCCTCCGTAGAAAATATCTACAAAGTAACCTTGGGCGCCCATTTGTGGGGCGGATACGCCACCTGAACCACGAAGAACTCCAGTATCAACTGGAACTAAAATCTGTGATTTAGCAAAAATTAAATTGGCTTCTTCCCATATTGCTTGGGCTATTGCCTGAGGAGTATTTTCCTTACCAGCCTCTAAAGCATTGACTAACTCTTTGTCGCCAAATAAGTCCAGTCGAAAAGACGACTTTGCCATAACTACCGCCCAAATCTGATTACGGTGTGATGCGCTCCGTTTTCGTCTGCGATGTTATCAACTGCATTGATTGTAAAAGTGTCCGCCCCGACGACCATTCTATGACCTACCGTTATTGAGGTAGCGGGACCATAGGTGATGAATCGTCCAATATCTACAACTTCAACTCCTTGAACATCTTTAGATTTAACTGTGTCATAAATTAGGCGACCTGTGACAGTCACATTTGTTTGAGCATTACCAAAGGTAGGTTTGTTGTATTTATCAACAGACGCTTTGGGTGTAAAAACTACCGAGTCGGTCATGAACTCGGCTACCTTTGGATATATCGCATCCATAAGTAATCCTATTCAGGTACTCGTTGTTCGTAATTGCTATTTGGATTATCTGTAATACCAACATAAAAATCAGTATTGTAATCGTCAATACTTCTATCATCTGTGGACTTAAGGCTTTCAGCATTAGCCCAAGGTTTAGGAGGAGACTTACGCATTTGACGGCGTAATAAACTCTCAGCCAATTCTTTATAGTGAGTTACCTTTGAAGAATAAGACTCAGAAACAGAAATATCACCAACGCTCTTAGAACTGCTATCTGCTAAACGGCTAAAGCGAGCAATGAGGATTTCTGCACATTCTCTAGCGGCGTTGTATGCGTCGCCACCCCACTCGGTAATTACATAATTTAATTCCTCATCGCTAAAAAGTGCGTCTGTGGAATCTGTATCGTTGAGAAGAAAACGAACATAGTTACGGGTGGAGGTACTTGGGTCACCCGAATAGGTAAAAGTCATTACATGCCACCTAGCATCAGAACAGAGGTTCGAACAAAGTTTTGGGTGGCAAGAGTATCTGACTCGTCAGGAAGAGTAACTGTTACATCTGAGGTAGGTTCTCCAGCAGATAAAGTTAATTCAAAAGCATCGGCTGTTGTACCTTCAAAAACTATTGACTGACTAAATCCAATCTCAAGACCAGTTACTTGCCCCGTAAAAACTGGAGAAGATAAAGTCTTGTTAGTTAGCGTCTGAGTTGTATCAGTTCCAACAAGGGTTGTAGTTGCATTAGGAAGGGTGATGGTTCTATCAGCGGTTGGGTCGGCAACTGTAAGAGTTGTCTCAAAACCATCATCTGTTGAACCTTCAAAAATAATGTTATTGCCAGCACCAAGAGTTACTGATGAAGTAAAAGATGGGGATGAAGCAAGGATGTAGTTATCTAACTCGGTATCTACATCCGTCGCTAAATTAAGAATGTCGGTATGAACGGCAGGATTATCTCCAGCGGTAGGGTATCGAAGCCCTTTTGTTGTAGTACCTGCCATTTATTACTCCTAACTAATTTTTACTAATTATAGACTGTGCATCAAGTAGAGAAACTTCTCTGCTTGAAACAAAGCCACCATCTCGGTCAAGTTTTTCTTGAGCCATTTTTTCGTTTGTTTCGAAAACAGAAACAATCATCTTTACCTCATAAGTAAATACTTTTGTTTCTTTTTGTTCTACCTTTGATTCTTTAGCCATTTTCTCTCTCCTTTGGTTATACAGCATAACGAACTATAACTAAACCTGAACCACCATTACCTGCATTTTCGCCATTATTTCCACAGCCACCGCCACCACTACCTGTATTTGGCGCCGCTGAAAAACCTCTGTAATTATCAGCACTACCGCCACCGCCAGCGCCACCAGCACCACCGCTAGTTGCTTGAGTTTGTGCGCCACCACCACCGCCACCGCCAGCATAATAACCGCTAACACCTGTATATGTCGCAGTAGAAAATGCTGTAATTTGTACTCCAGCACCACCATTACCACGAACCGAACTTGTTCCACTAGAACCTGCCGCACCTGCGCCACCACCGCCGCCAGCCTGATTAGTGGCTCCCGCAGAACCATTACCACCAGCAAATCCTTGATTAGCAGTACCAGCACTACCAGCAGGAGCGCCTTCAGCACCAGCCGCACCGCCACCTGAACCGCCTGAATTACCTGAATTGTCAATGCCTCTTGAGCCTCCACCACCACCAGCAGTTGAAGTAATAGTTGCAAATACAGAATTGTTACCATCAACAGTTGAATTCATAGTTGCCGCACCACCAGCACCGATTGTTACTGTGTAAGCCTGAGCAGTTAAAGAAAGTGCAGATTCAAGTGAACCACCACCGCCAGTAGTACCAACAGTTGAGCGAAGTCCACCTGCTCCTCCACCACCACTAGAACCCCCAGTAGTCAAACCACCTGCACCACCACCTGCAATTACTAAATAATCAGCAGTTAATGATTGAGTAGGAGTAAAAGTTCCTGAACTTAAAAATACATGATAAAAATAAGTTCCATCATTGAAAATATAACCACCAGTTGCTTTTGCTCCAGTTGCAGAAACCGTAGTTCTAAAAGTACCTGATGCTAAAAAAGTATGAATTGTATTGGTTCCATCATTTGTAACAGTTCCACCAAACGCTACTTGTGTGAGTCCTGGGTATCTAACTATTACAATTCCTGAACCTCCAGGAGCGCCAATAGCACCGCCATAATCTCTTGAGCCTCCACCGCCACCACCAGTATTTTCTGTTCCGCTAGATGCCATAATCGTTGAACCTACTCCACCAGTACCACCACCCCCAACACCACCTGCCGACGCTGAACCTGAACCACTAGCACCGCCACCACCACCAGCATAAGCCACATCACTACCTGAAATTGAATTGTATGTTCCCGCACCACCAGCACCACCTTTTGCTGATTGTGTTTCACCCCCAATACCGCTGGAACCGCCTCCTCCTCCTGCTGAACCATTAGCGGTAGGTGTTACGACTCCACCAGCAAAACCTTCTACTGGTGAATATGAACCTGAATTACCACTTGAAGCAGTTCCATAAGTTGTTGGAGTATCAGAATAAGAAGCACCACCACCTGAACCACCTGAAATTGCGTCTCTGTAAGAAGCACCATAAGAGGCACCACCACCACCACCGCTTGCAGTAATCGTACTAAAAACAGAATTGGAACCACTTGAGCCTTTACTGTTAGCAACGCCATTACTTGCCGCATCACCACCAGCGCCACCTGCGCCAACGGTGACTGTGTAACTTGTATTTTCACTAAGCGTTAAGAATGAACTACCTCCTACTGAGGTTCGATAACCACCAGCACCACCACCACCACCAACTTGAGAACCACCACCACCGCCACCTGCTACAACTAGATAATGAACTTCGTTAAGTGGGGCTGCAAATTTTTTTCTAGCACCAGTCAAGGTGATATTACCTGTGGTCAAAGCCGAAACTTGTGACCCAGGAATCATAATTCGTTGCGATGCTAGATGTTTGGTCATGGTTTTTTATTTCCTTATTCGGTAACTAAATCCCAAGAGGTTGTTTCTTCATTCCATGTATAAATTGCGCCGTCAGTTGGATAAGCAACAGGGGCTTCCCATAGGCATGAATCTTCATTTAATGTCCATGAAGTGTAAGGCTTTGGAGGAATAAAGGCATCACGAACTGAATCGTATGTGTACCCAATTCCTGCATAGTTTTTGCGTAGAGGTGTTCCACCATTTGAGTGAACTCCTCCTGATGTGTTGTATGAAGTCTTGACCCAAGTACCGCCAAGACCTAGTGTGTTAGCGAGAAAGTTTTGTCCATCGTTTTCTTGAGCATTATCAACTACAAGAACACGGAGAACTACTCCATTCTCATCTATTTCTGCGAAGTGCGCCATCTTTTCTCCTTTGTTTGTTGTTTATGCCGCATAACGAATAATAACAATTCCTGAACCACCTGCCGCTTGTGGGCGACCCGCTGGAGGAGTGTTGTTAAAATGTGAACCACCGCCGCCACCGCCACCTGTATTAGCAGTTCCAGCAACACCATCGGCATCTCTATGTGCCCCAGTACCTCCGCCACCAGCGCCACCTGCGCCGCTATTACTTGAACCCGTTGAACCACCACCACCGCCACCTGCGTAAGTTACAGAAGAACCTGAAATAGAAACCGCTACGCCAGTACCACCATTACCTCCAGCGGCATTATTTCCATCAGTTGCATTACTGCCAGCACCGCCAGCACCACCACCGCCACCTGAACCACCGTAAGCATTTGTACTAGCACCAGCACCGCCAGCGTATCCTTGATTAGTAGTTCCACTTCCACCACTTCCACTTTGATGCGCTCCGCCACCGCCTGAACCACCTCTTATACCAACACCACCGTTATAGCGCCCACCGCCTCCACCACCTAAAGCCGTAATACTAGAAAATACAGAATTAGAGCCATTTGAACCCCAATTTTGCCACGATGTTGTACTGCCACCAGCACCAACAGTTACTAAGTAAGGAATTCCAGTAGTCAAAGAAAGTTTAGATTCAACAGAACCACCACCACCAGTTGCAGTTACGGTAGAACGAAGTCCGCCAGCGCCACCGCCAGCACTACTTAAATCTGAGCCAGCAATAGAACCTCCTGCACCACCACCTGCAACAACGAGATAATCAACTTCTAATGGTTCAAAAGGTATAAAACGCCCTGAACTTGTAAAGGTGTGAATCCAAAATCCGCCATTCTTAGTAATTGTTCCGCCAAGTGCTTTGGCTAGGGAGTATCTGACAATGACAATACCGCTACCACCTGCACCAGCACCCGTAACATCAGTAGCACCACTACTAGCAGAACCACCACCACCACCACCAGTATTGGCAGTTCCTGGGTTTCCACCAGTAACAGCGCTCGCTGAACCACCGCCACCTAATCCGCCAGTTCCTAAAGTGGCGCCAGTTGCTCCACCACCACCGCCACCTGCATAATAACCACTATTAACTCCAGTACCAGTTGCGGTAGCAAATGCAGTTATCTGAACTCCAACACCACCATTACCTGAACTAGTACCTGATACAGCATTTGCACCTACCGCACCTGCTCCGCCGCCACCGCCTGTTGGAAATGGTGTAACACCACTAGAAGTACCGCCAGCAAAACCTTGATTAGTAGTTCCGTTACCGCCACTATAGGCTTCACCACGACCACCAGAACCACCACCAGAACCACCAGCAAAACCTTGCGCTGTGCCTTGGCTTCCTGCATTACCTATGGTTTGACTTGTTGCACCAAAATCTTGATTACCACCAGCGCCACCGCCATTTGATGTAATTGTACTAAAAATGGAATCACTACCGTTACCACCTCTAGAACTATTTGCTGCTGGTATAGCGCCACCAGCACCAATAGTTACGGTGTATCCCTGAGCAGTTAAAGATAAAGGTGTTTCAAGTGAACCACCACCGCCAGTAGTACCAACAGTTGAGCGAAGTCCACCTGCTCCACCACCACCGCCACGACCAGCGCCACCTGAGCCACCACCTCCAACTACTAGATAATCAACAGTTAATGCTTGATTAGGTGTAAAAGTTCCTGATGATGTAAAGGTATGAAAAATATAAGGATAATCAATAGATACTATTCCACCTGACGCTAATGGTCTAATTCCAGCAGAAGGCGTGGTGATAGCACCCGTCAGTAAAGATGAAACTTGAACTGACGGGTTAGCACCAAGAAGTCGTGATGGTAGTGACACGCACTAACTCCTATCAGGTAGTAGCGACTCTGTTTACGAATCCGTGAATTGTTACAACATTTGTTGTGCCAGCATAAGCCTTCACAATTAAAGAGTTGCGAAGAACTAAATCAGGAACTAACAGAGTTAAACCTGATGTTGCTGGAATAGAAAGTTTGATGTCATCATCTACTGAAGTTGTTCCACCCCATTGTAGAGTTAGGTTTACAGCAGATGCGCTTGAGTTATATGCGTATAGCGTAATAACATCGCAATCTGATGTAGATGAAGTTGCGGTGTGGATAGTATCGCCAGCAGAAGAAGTAGCGGCGACCTTAATTCCACGACCATGAGTTGAACCCGATAGCGGGATTCTTGATACTGTTGTTGCCATTTATTTTCTCCTTAAGCGAATACCTGCACCGCAAAGGCGAAGGCTTGGTCATTGGCTGATACTCCACCTGAAGATGCAGTAGCAAAAGATAATACTCCTGAACCATCAGTTGAAAGAACTTGATTTGCAGTTCCATCTGCCGATGGAAGTGTCCATACTAAATTTGTTGTAATTGATGCTGGTGCTTTGAAACCAACATAATTTGTTCCATTACCAGTTGATTCTAAGAAACGAGCCTCGGCACGGTTATCAAAAGATGCTTGAGTTCCAATAGTAGGACTTGTTAAAGTTTTGTTGGTTAAAGTATCTGTTGTTGCTCTTCCAACTAATGTATCTGTACTTGTTGGAAGTGTTAAAGTTCCAGTATTACTAATTGTTGAAATTACTGGACTTGTTAAAGTTTTATTTGTAAGCGTATCTGTTGTATCTATACCAACCAAAGTAGTTGTTGCGTTTGGAAGAGTGACTGTACGGTCAGCAGTTGGCTCACCAGCGCTTAGAGTTAATTCACTAGCGTCAGCAGTTGTACCTTCAAAAACGATTGAGTCATTGAAAGCAATCTGCAATCCTGATTGTTGTCCAGTAAAAGTTGCATTGTTAATTACTGGCGCTGAAAGTGTTTTGTTGCTTAGTGTGGCTACTGCATCTGCGGTGATACCAGCGCCACCATTAGTGGTAATTGCCATATTATGCTATCTCGCTTCCGAAGGCATTGAAAGACATGCTTGTGCTTGATGCGTAGACGCTTAAAACATCTGAAGCATCAATAGTAATACCTAAAGTATAAGCCGCTGTTGTATTAGCGGCGACACTTGCATCATAAACTAAGTAATGTTCAGGAGCGATTGACGCTCCATTTGGACGAACTGCAATTCTGTATGTACCTGAGGTACCTGCTTGATTACAAATTGTAATGGTTGAGATAACCGTTTGTGTTGCGGCAGGACAGGTGTACAGAGTTGTTAGCGTCGTGGCTGAGGGATTGGATTGACCCAATACCTTGTAAGTAGTTGCCATGCGGTTATCCTCCGATTAGAAGTAATGGACTGATTGTACCAGTCGCAGTATTGGTGGCTGTTGTTGCACTTGCTGAAGCCGCTGACTCATAGCCTTGAGCCGTAGTTACAAAGGTGGCAATATCAGCGCCATCTAAACTGTAAGTACCAGCGGTTAAGGCGGTATAGGTAGCAAACGCAGTATCTAGCGCTGTATAAGTAGCGTATGTACTAGGGATGTACCAATACTTGCCCGTAGCAAGAATTTTGTCTGTTGTCTGATTGATTTCAACATCGAGGGCATCAATATCTGCCTCTAGTGCGTTCCAAGATGTTTGGTCAATAGCCTGAGTGTATGTATCGCTCAATGTAGGTGTTGGGCTTAAATCTGCTAAATCTAAAGAACCTACGGTGTCATAAGGAACTGAAATTGTGTAAGAACGACCCCCAGGAAATGATTCTTCAACTGTATAGGTAAAAGGGATTGGAACTGTGTCGGGGTCATTTGTAGCAGGAAGGGTTACCGTAAAAGCACCGCTACTTAAACCAACAACCACACTTGATGGAGCAATCATTTGGTCATCAGTACCGTTACGAATTACATCACCTAGGGTAAATCGAACCTGACCTTGGATTGGATTACCCTCAAAATCTACATAATTGCCAGTAATTTGAACCGTGGTTAAACTCGGTGCGAGCGCCATTTATGCACCTACCAAAAAGAACAAATCAAATTTAGAAGCAACTGCGTTCTCTGCTGTTTGCTTATGAACTAAAGTATTATCAACTGCAAGGTCAAGGGCATCAGCATTTGTCTCAGCGCTGTCTGTCGTAACCTCAAGTTCAGTTAATAAATTGTTATAGGTCGTGTAATCGGCTATGGGTACATACGGCTCTGCCACTTTAGACTCCCATCAACATAAACTGATTAGAATTGTAATTACTTAATGAGCCAGCCGCTTTGGAAGCATCGGAGGCATATCCCTCGGCATCA